CTGTCACCGATGATCCCGAGGGCTGGCTTCTCCGACAGCGCAATGATTGCAGACGGGAGGTAGATCCCGGCCTGCATGTCTGCAATGGTTCCGCCCATCACATGATTCACGACTGCCCCGCCGAACTCGCTGCGCTCACCGTTGGCCGAGTCATAGAAGGTGTTGGTTCCGCTACCGTTGCCCAGCGCCGTGAAAGGAACGTTCAGGGATCCGCTGACGTAGGGCCGCAGGTAGAAGAACGCACCGCGGGGAATGACCACCGCGCAGGGATCGCTGGTGATGTTGGCGCCATCGGCAATCACCCCGGCATTCGCACCCGCGAAAGTGATCCGGGTAAAAGTTCCAATGGGGTACTCCACTGCACACTCGATGCTGCAGGAGCTTCCCACGTTCACATCTGCGCTGCCGTTGTTGTACCAGTTGGAATAGATGACCTTCAGGCTGGTGATGCTGCTTTGGGCCTGATGCCGGGTGCGGGCCTGTGCTGTCGGGGTTCCGCCCCCGATGTTCGTTGGAGGTCTGCAACGCGTGGCCACGTTGCGCATCGTGGCATTGGCCCCGCCCGTTGCGGTGTAGTTCCCGTCCCCCTTCACCGCCACACCACCACCGGGCTGGATGTAGATCGTCCCATCCGGACGGCCATCCGAGTCAGAAGGCGGAGTAGAAGAGATCACAACAAGCGTCGGATTGCTCACGCCCTTGGGGTTCATCTCCACATCAATAATGATCGGCGTGGTTGAATTCTCCGACAGGCGAACCATCAAGGTGGTTTCGCTGAGGTTGATCGGTAGAACTGCATCCATCCCCGGGCCAATCGATGACACCCAATCCCCGCTGCCGATCTTGTACTGGATGCCGTACCTTTGGGAATTCCAGTTCTTCAGGAGAACCGCTTCCGTCTCCACGGGGGACGTGATCGCCTGTCCTGCAGAGCCATAGGCTGCGGTGATCGTCTCCTGAGTGACCGCAATGGTTTCCTCGGCGACGACTGGAACGTAACGGGTGATGTTCATTGTTTTTCCCTAAGCCACGGTTGATTTACGGAGTGCGGTTAACAGACTGGTAGGCCCTGCGCTCAATACGTAGCCATGGCCCCAATGAGACGGAACAGCCGGCGTGCCGTCCCCATCCCGGAAGCGGAACTGAACCGCAAGTTCTACAAGGGTTGCAGCCTTCACGACAGGCTTGACGATGGGCTGACCGTTGCTGTCAAGAATCGGGAACTGATCCCCGCTGCTGTCTTCCAGCGGTTCCCCGTTGGAATCATTGATGGTTTCATAGGCCCGCCAGTCGTCTTTTAGCCATGAAAGAACAGCCCCGCTGATCGCCGGGATCATGGTTTCAAACCAAGGATCGAGCGCGTCTGTGTCCACCTGGACTTGCATCTTTGCTTCAGCAAGGGTCACCAGTGAGGGCATCTTCAGTTCCTCAGGGCGATGGGTTGAATGACTGCGTTATCCGCGCCCCGCTGACCCCTCTCACCGTCCCGGCCCTTGCGGGCGCCGATGATCCAGCTATCGTCTTTCGTCGAAGGAGTGGATGCGCAATCCTTGATGGCATACCACGTCGAACCGTCATGGACCCACGCCTCCCCGGCCTTGGCCTTGGTGCCTTCGCGCCAGTACCCTGCCGGCCGGATTCCTCCGGCTGGAAAGCGGGTTTCCTGTGTGCGTGCGCCACAAACGGCCTTCAGGCTCACCTCGTGAGCCTCCGGCATGTAAGACATTTCAAAGGAATCCAGACTCACCCCGTCTTTTCCGTCCTTGCCGACCACCGGGCCGAGGGTCTTGATCTCCCCGTTCGTCAGGGTCACGACAAGCGAGCCGTCCCGGTCAATCATGGCGCCTGCGAGGCCTACACCGTCGACCGGCACCGGACGCGCTTCCAGTTCCTTGATCCGCTCGAGTAAAGGAGCAATCGCTTCCCGGACGATCTCGCCCATGGCAGTCCCAAAAGCATCGGGGTCAAACATTCGGTTTCTCCAGTGCTTTGGTTCGCGCAGCTGCGATGGCACGCTGCATCATCTTGGCCGGGTCTTCCGGTTCCGGTGCAGGCAAGGCAGGAACCGCGGGCGCGGGCGTCGGCTGCATCGCAGGATCCCATGACTCGCGGTCGGCCAGCATGCCCAATGGGTAGTCCTGATTCTGGCCCCAGAGGGTATCGCCCCCTCCGGTTCCGGCCAGATTGAAGCGAAGCCTCGCCTCGTCCGGTGTCTTGATCTTGCCCATGACCAGTTTGCTTTCCACGTCTGCCCGCTTGGCTTCATCCATCCGCAGCAATGGCGCAAGATCCAGTTCCACCCCGAGCGGTTTACTGATCTGCAAGCCCTTGTCGAGGAGGGCTTCCATGTGCTCGATGTGGGGCTGGAGTGCGTCTGCGTAATAGAGTTGGTTCAACCCATCAACACCCAAGCCGGATGGAATCGTTCCAATGCCGACCTTGAATGGCGGAATGCCGAAGGGCTGACAAATCTGTTCGTCGCTGTAGCGCATCTGCTCGACCATTTGCGAATCGACCGACTTTTGGGCGAATGCCGTGAACTTCATGTCGGCGCCGATGATGGCAATCCGCCCGGAGTTCTGGCCGGTGAAGTTGGTGGCCCAATAACTCTTGACCGCTTCTGCGTCTTCGTCAGACATCCCGGCTGGAGCAGTCAGGATGCCGCCCGGCTGTGCATTGTTCGCAAAGAATTCCGTTGCACTGCGCATGATCTTCATGTTCTTCAGCGCCGGCCAGTAAGCAGCCGCCAGCGGAGGAACACCGATCAACGGGTTATGCACGCACATGCACCGGTCGTGGATGATTTCACTCGCAGGAACGATCAGGTTCGCACTGGGGTAGTTCGCCGGAATCGTGTTCAGCGGGTCAACGTAGAGCTGGTAGTAAACCTCTCCGGCATCTGACACCATCGGGATGACCCGCTCGGGATCCAGAATGTATTCATCCACCACCATGCCGCGGTCATCGCGCCGCTTCAGGACATAGGTGTTTCCCTGCGTCAACTTGGACAGCATCCAGTATTCCCGGAACTGGCCTTCTGTCTGGAATGCGTTCGGTGTCTTCAGAACCTTGTAAGCAGCCTGCTGCGAAGACGGAGCCTGCCGGGTGATCCCCTCCGGGGTCGTGTTCGTCAGCATGAATGGCAACTTGCCGATGTCCGAGGAGATTCGGTAGAGACAAGCATAGAGCGTGGGATAGGTGATCAGGTCCGCACGCTTTTCTTCGATGTTTCGTTGCCACGCTCCAGAGAATGGCTCGAGGATGCGGCGCCATCCGCCACGGTAGTCTGAAACCGTATGCATGGCTTTGGTGATCTCATAGCCGAAAATCTTCACTGTGCGCCCCGCAGTGCCATACGAACACTGTCTGCACCCAAGCGTCCGTCCAGTTCCAGCCCGCGCTCTTTCGCGAGTGCGTGAAGTTCCGCACGGTTGAGGGACATCAAATCCTGGCTTTTCTCTGCCTTCGGCTGGTCGGCCATGTCACGTGTGAGGTAGTTCCCAAGCCCGCGACTTGCCAAGAGATCCGCCTGGATCTTCAGCATCGCACGCGTCTTGCCGTTCCTGAATGTGAAAACAACCCGGTTCATGAGCCTCCTGTTGAAAAAAGGGAGCCCCGAAGGGCCCCCGTTTGCTTTTAGCAGGCAGTCGGCATGCCGTCGATCCACTGGGCCGCACCGCTGCGGCGGGCACCCCACCAGATGAAACGCTCTGCGCGAAGCGCAATGGAGTTGGTCTGCCACATCGACACGTAGTTCACGCTCGAAGCTGCCACGGTGGTGACCGAGGAGCCCAATGGCGTGTCCGACATTTCGATGGATGCCTGTTCCGAAGCGTCCAGAGTGACCGCGCCATCGTCAGCGAGGAAGATTTCAGCTTCGTCCACGAGGATGAAGGGAGCCCCACCCGAACCGCCGTTGTTCGCCAGATACTGCGAAACGCGAACCGGCACACCGTCCAGCGTGCCACCCATCGGGGTCATGCCCGGGAAGGCAGGAGTGCCGAGGGCTTCACGCGACAGCGCCAGTTGACGTGCAACCGCAGGAGTCGTGTAGTAGGCCGGGCGCGCACCCATGAAGGTGGCATCCCATGGAGCCCACAGGAGGGCGATGGCGCAACGCACCGATGCCGGGTCGGCATAGTCGATGCTGTTCGACAGGACCGCGACCGGCGCCACACCGTTCAGAAGACCAGCAGGCGAGACGTTGGCCACAGCTGCCAGATCCGGGTCGAACAGGTCGGTGTCGATGCGGGCAATCACTGCGTCGGCCAGCGAATCGCGCACCAGTGCTTCTGCCGAAGGATCGGAGAAACGGGCCAGTTCCTGCGTCAGGACCGAGATGGCTGCGATCTTCGTGAACGGGATCGTGGTGGCGTTGAAGTCGAACTTCGTCACCGGCTTGGCCTTGCCCTGGCCCACCCATGCAGCCGAACCGCCAGAGGTCTGACCAGCGATGCGGACATTGAACGGAACCGGGCGGAAGTTCGCCTGACCGATCAGGGTCCGCGGGCGCAGGTACTCGATGAAGTCACCGCCAAAGGTGTTGGCGTAGACCAGCGGCGCCGCCCACGTGGCGTTGTTGGTGTCACCGGCAGCAACCGTCGCCTTCATGCGCATCAGGTCTTGCAGGTTGGCGCCTTCGGCTTGAGCCTTGAGCGTCTTGACAACACCGTCCGTGTTCGGGAAGTGCTTTTCCGCCAGACGGAATGCCATCTCGTGATTGCCCTTGGCCTTCACCAGACACATGGCGTAACGTGCCATGGCGATGCCCTTGTCGAGCTTTTCCACGGTCTTGATCTGCACCGGGGCGCGGAAGCTTTGGGGTTCCGGCACTTCGATGGCCTTGACGGTCGCCAGATCCATGTCTGCGAGGGTCGATAGACGGCCGATGTCGTCATCCAGACGCTTGATCGTGCCCTTCAGGGTGTCGAACTCTTCCGCTTCGGCGGTATTCATCGAACGGGATTCGTCGACCGACTTTTGAGCCAGGCTCTTCATCGAGTCATGCGAGGTCTGACGGG